CCAGCCGATATAACTACCGATCCAGTTAATACCTGCCCATAGACAACAGGAACAGCAACACCAGCACGACTTGTATTTTGTATGCCACTGAAGTTAAAAGACAAACGAGGATCTTGTTCTTGTTCTGAAATTTTAGGAACAGGAGTTAGCATATCGGCAATGCCTGATAAGGCCAAATAACCTCCCATATAAACCATACTTTTAGTTAATAAACCGACATTAGCTAAACTTCCAGCTTTTATTCCCTCCATAAGAGTTAAACCACTACCTGCTGGCATTAGAAATGCACCTCCTATTAATGCTGCTCCTAATAATATTTTACCTATACCTCTACCTCCAGCACCTCCAACAACAGGAATAATTTTTATATCTTCTTGTCCATTAGGATAATGTAATTCTTCTTCTCCTATCTCCCAATTATCAACAGCAACCTTATAGTACCTATCGGCCATATGAGCTTCTAACTGAGGAAAATTAACAACTAGGAATCTTATTGCTTGTGCAGCATTATTAACTTCAGCTTCAAAAGTCTTTTGACCTAGAAACTTTGCCAGTTCTCCGTATAGCTTAATTTTACGCAGCATAACGAATCCTCTTACCTGTGCATTTTAGCAACCATTCGTCTAATAAATCACGACTTGATAATCTATTTTGCAAATGATGTAAAACAGTTTGTTCTCCTAAGTAAACACCAATATGATTTAATCCGCTACTACTAATTGACATTAATAACAGATCACCCTTTTCTAAATCTTCTTCTTCTGTTAATTCTCTAAAACCTGTTTTTGCAAAACAATCAACGAACATAGGGTTTTTCACAAAATCTTCTGGATCGTTTGGCCTAATCCAGTCTATAAGCTCTATACCTAGTTCATCTTTATACCAATCTCTGCATAAACTCCAACAATCAGTTACACCCCATACCCATTGCCTACCAATTAAAGGTGCTTTATACCCACAAGGTTCACAATAACCCCATTCTTTTAGATTAGGTTGAACAATCCACCATTTAATACCAGATTTTTCACAAGCAATTTTATCTGCTTCACTAGGTTTTGGACTTGTAACAGGATGACTATGAACAACAGCAGTTATTTCTCCTTGATCTTCAGCATTAGCCCAATCTATAGGATCTAAAATAAATTGATCTTTAGGATCTACAGCTAAGTTTTTGCAGGGAAAATACTTTTCTTTGCCTTTAACAACTACTAAAAGACCACAAGATTCTCTAGGGTCTTCTTGTATTGCGTGTTCAAGTGCTTTATCTTGCCACATTATGAGAAGAACGTACCAACGCCAGGGAAATCTGCTGGTAGAACTTGACGTTTAGGTAATCTTACTCCGTGAAGATCAAAACTAGCAGCAAGTTCAAATTCAATAATATCTCTATTTTCTGTTGATTTTCTGTCGATGTAATAAACCTCATCAGGAAATGTAGCTGTAGGATCAGGTGTTCCATGAGGATTATCACTGGATTCTTGACTTATAAGACTATCATTTTCTTGTAAAATTGCACTTTCATCTTCTAATAAAATATCCCCAATATCAAAATTAATATGATCTATATATCTTTCTAATGTTCTAATTCTTGTAACTTTTGCTCCTTCTAAACCTTGGGGTAAGGTCAAAAGTATTGTTGTAAAAGTTCCTAAAATATTAGATATTCTTAATCTTGGTCTAGGAAGTTGCTTGCCATTAAACTCAAAACCACTTGCTTCTATCGGCATCCGTGTATATTCAACACTATCAAATATAAGGTTGCCATTATTGTTTTCACTTACACCATTATGAAAATAGTATGTTGTATTAGCACCATGAATTGTGGTATCTAGTTGTAGTTGAAATAATTCAACAATATTACTAGGATTTATCTTCTGTAGTTCTGATACAGGAGTAGCCATTAGGGTTCAAAAACTTGTTGAAATGTCATGTTTAGTGTTGCTCTGTTCTTATAGGGTATTGTCTTAGTCCATTGTGGACATATCCATTTATATTGTGTACTGCTGCCAGGCGGAGTCCAATCAAAAGAAGCACCATCATCTGCCCTAGCTTCAAGAAATGTTTCTATAGTATCTGAGTCTGTTTCACTACATTGGAATGTTAAGGACCAAATATAAGGTTTCGTATTCAGTCCAAACTTTATTCTGTGCTGGTAGCCATCATTAAATTGAGCGATATTTACTCTTGGTGCTGTAATTTTGCGAGCCTGATAGCTTGGATTGATAGAGGGAAAAGTAGCCATTATGCAAGTAAACCTCCTGGTCTTTTTTCTTTTATAAGTTCTGATTGAACAACTGCCCCTATTAATCTACCTAATTCTTCACCATTTGCTTCGTTTCCCTCAACAGATGTACCAGACGCATCTACATTTACTACGATACTTGTCGAACCACCGCCAAGCATCTCATTCGGAGTAACTGTACCCGTTACGCCTGGGCTAAATAACTCTGGACCTCTCTCCCCTACAAGATATGTCTTTCCTGCTCTTGCAGTCCCCCCATCCGCTAGTCCAAAATTAGGTCCAGCAGTACCTTTGCCTGTAACTGGATCGTAATACCCTGCTCCTCCCATTACACCACTAGCTGAATTAAACACAGGGAAAAGACCCATTATTCCTGCTCTTACCTTTGCTGCCAGTATTTGTGCCGCCATATCCAAAAAGGCATCAGCAGTACGTCTAAATAAACTAGCCAGAGCTTCCTGTGCAGTCATAGAACCACTAACAATCCCTTTAAATGAATCCGCAAAACTAGCACTTATACTCTTGGATAAAAAGTCTAACTGCCTTAGCGGATCTAACAATCTACGCAATTCATCCGCAGGAGCTTGAATTATAGCTTGCCTCTCTAACTCATCAGTAAGGTCTCTCTGTAGCTGTAGTACCTGTCTAGTAATTTCTAGTTCCTTTTCCTTATTAGCTATAAATTCGTCTATTCTTTCTTGTTTGAAAAACTCTGGACTGAACATTTGCTGTATTAATTTTTGTTCCGCTTCTCCCAGTCCCTCGAATATTCCGTAAGATTGCATCCTGCCAAATTCATCTTGATAATAATACTGTCTGAAAACAGCGTCTGCTTTCCGTTGATCTTCCGCAGTTATTTCCATTTCCGCTATTTGATCGTTTATGGATTTCTGCTCTTTTAATCTTTCTACCGCTAGTACGGCTGCGTCAAGGCCACTTCTATTTAAAGTAGTTAGTATGCTCTGAGCCTGGTCAATACTTATTTCGTTCTGGTCTATCAATGGTTGTAAGGCAGATATTAGGCTATTAGCGTCCTTAGTTATGGAAGCGTATAACTTAAAGGTGCTTGGGTCTCCAAATACATCAGCCATAACAGTTCTTTGCTCTGCGTCAAAACCGCCAAAAGATTTAAGAAGCTGTAAAGTCTCATCCTTAGTCTTATTTAACTCTTTAGCTAAGTCATTTATCTTTTCGGCTGTGAAGTCACCTGTGTATCCCATACTTTCGAGGCTGTCATTAAACAAATCTATCTCTTTCCTGAAATCTACGATCTGTTTTACTGTCTGGGCTATTGACGTTCCAATAAGACCTCCAGCAAAGCCTCCCATTGGTCCGAAAGCGGAGCCAATCAATCCACCAACACCACCACCTATAGCCACTTCTGGCCCCTGACCAAATAGTAGGGGGAAAGCGGCACTTATAGCTGCACTAGATAGCGCACCACTTAGCATTTGTGAACGGGCTGCCAGTGCCATGGGAGATCCCGCCATAGTTAAAGACCCGCCAATAGGAGAGGCAGGACCTCTGGGTATCGCAGCTTGTCGGAGCCTTTCTCTTGTTATCTCCTTTTCTACTCTTAATTCGTTCTTAGCAGCCTTTATTTCATCTAGTGCTATACTCCTTTGTAATTTAGAGACACTTAAACTTTTAGTTGAATCTGCTTTAGCCGCCCTGCGTATAGCCGCTCTAGCTTTTTCTAAGCTTAAACCTTTAGCTTCTAAATCATTTATCTGGGTTCCTATCCTTCTGGTCTGTACCATGGAGACTCTCTGAGCCTCCTTACTTTTCGCCATCTCCTTCTGTATCTTCGATACTCTTGTATCTATTTTTAAGGGCTTATTTAAACTCTGTCGCAGGGTGTTTACACGTTTTTCCAAAGTCTGTAATGACTTTCTAGCAGCCGTTGTGTCTAATTTTATATTTACGCTGTAATTTGATCCAGCCACTACAGATTTTAATGAGATATTAAAAGTTTAGCGTACTTTGCGTGTTTGAGCTTGTCTTTTTGCTTTTTCGTAGGCTTCATTTTCTCTTTCCGACTTTAATTGAAAGTAAGCGTTCCAAGCATACAGTTCTTCGATTGACATTTTTTCCCTAATTTCTCTATAGGTATATCCTAAACTTTCCGCAACAGCGAACTGTAAATATGTAAGATTATCTTTTTTTAATCTAGCTTTTTACGGCATCGGGAGTTGCCTCCTCACTCATTCCTTGCATTTTAGTCATTATATCTAGCACTATTGACAGAGGTATTTCTCTTCTTAAAGCGGGTAGGTCTGCCGTTGTAAACATTTTTGTACCTGATTCATCTTCTGCTTTTGTAACAATTACCTGTAGGGCAAAGTCTAAATTTCCCTCCTCTTGACCCTTATTCATGGCTATTAATGTACTGTTTATGGTGTCTCTATCAGCTATCGTAAGAGGTGACCAAAATATCTTTAATACTAGTTCTTCCCCCTTAAAAACGGAGTAACTACTGCGTTCTTCGACATTGAAGGCTTGCTTCAATTTGTCTATTGCTCGTACTGTTGCCATAAAAATAGGTATCTACTCTTGTAGTATAGCTTACCGTTAATTATTAACAGGAGTATGTTTACCTTTAAACGTCTCACTTAGTCCAAGAAGTATTGCTTCATTAAACTGTTCATTCTGAAGATATATCTTGTACCAATCAGGACTTCCACTAGGCGGAGTTATTTGCTTTACATTATTTGCGTGTTCTGCATAAGTTACTCCGTTTGGAGAACCTACAGGCGCAGTGGCCCCTGGGTTGTTTACTGCAAATCCAGCGTATTCGGCTCTATTACCTACATATAAAGGTTTTTCAAGGGGAACTTTTTCGGGTCGCTTTCTGCCCACTACACTACGGGGTTTTCGTATCTGGTCATAAACACTACCTACGGGTTGATCTGGGTCTGCCATAAAATCTAAAAGACTAGGGTCAGCATCTTTTATTTTTCCTGCTGTTATTTGTTTTCTTTTGGGAGACTTTTTGGTGGGGGCCACAGGTGTTTTGCTTATTTGCCAACTTGTAGCAAAGTGGCCTGTCCACCACGGACCACGTTCTTGTAGGTCCTGCACCATAGCAGACGCTACTTTAGCTTTAAGATTTATCATGTTAGATTCTAAATCCTTAGTAAGCTGTGAGATGTCTTTAGATTTAGGCATTGGCAGTAAAAGAACAACTAACTACAGATAGAAAATGACTTTCCCTCTCTGTGTTTATTGTAGTCGGTCCAGCTATTTGGGAAACCCTGGGGGAAACGGAAAATGTATCCGAGTAATTAGATGCGTTTACGGAGGTTAAACCGTCTATTACGGATTCGGCTATGGCCGCTCCGTCTGCTGTTCCCTTATTTTTGGGTGTCATAATTCCACAGGTTATAGAACCACCATAGTAATCCTGCGCTGCTCCCTGAGCCTGTGTAGTTGACTGAGTAAAGTCAAGACTTACCATCACATACTTCTTGTTCTTACCTGGGGTTGTGAAGGGCATATTATCGAAGACCACTGTTACTGTGTTGTCAGCAGTGGTTACTGCATTTTTAATTGCGGTTTCAAATGCTGCTCGGGCGTTTACTAAAGTCATTAGAAGATAACGTCAACTCTGAATAAATACTCCTGACCGCCACGCAAAGTTCTTACATCTGTAATTTTTGTAACTCGAGTCGATCCAGAAAATGTGAGGGTGATCTCGTCTGACAGTAATGGTTGGCTGTCTCCTATAAGATCGGGTGTTATATAGATACGGGCCACATTTTCTTGGTAGCCTGTTTCCTCTGTAGATTGTATAAACTCTACGGGAACTTTTATTGTGTAGCTTGTATCACTGGTAGTTACTGCTCCAGTAGAGGTGTTGTAGGAAGCTGATGACTTTCTGGTGTAGATAATAGTCGTGTCTAGTGAATCTCCTAATTGAGACACTACCTGTTTTGCAACACTTTTTAATAATGAATCTAGTTGTCCTGCCATTACCCTCTAACTACCCTCATTTGGAAACTACCTGCTCCACCTAGCATATACGCTCCAAGATAACTTTGTAA